AATTCAGGACGGAGGATGACCTTCGAACCTTCGCGCAAGGCGATTGTGTTACCGTTATTCCGGCGGCTGCCCCATGCGTTCAGGAGTTTCGAAACTTCGCGCGCGGAGTCTTCAGACTTAAATATGTGTTCTGTTTTCATTGGATTATTTGAGAGTGATTTGACCGTTTAACATGATGACCGTCGGAAGATAGGAATTGCGTCCGTGCGTCCGTTTGATGGCGCGGGAATGGCGGACCTGTGCGCGGGAGGCGGTTTCGAAGGATCGATGCCGCGATATCGTGCGCATATTGAAATGATCGAATAAGGTGTATTTCATTGGATGCTTTCGTTTTTTTGGCAAACCAGGGATTTGATTTACCGCTGCATCCCATGGTTGCCCATGGGACGGCGCGGGAAATAAAAACTTCCTGGGATTAAATTTTACTGTCTATTTCTTCGATGGAAACGAATTCCCATTGTTTGATATCTTTGAGAGCGATTTGAGCGTGAACGAGAGGGCTGCAAAATGCCTGTTGGGCTTCCGGTTGCGCGTCGAATGCGGATACAAGCGACTGCAAAGCGCGGATAAGGTTGTCGGTTGCGGATTCGGGGTATTTCATTGGATTCATGGATGCGGAGTTGTTGCGGATAGAATGGCCTACCCTGTCGCATCACGCCTTGCGGCATGGTGCGCGGAGGATAGGTCATTTAATCGAGACTGGACCAGAGGGCCGCACCTCGTAGGCCGGAGTAATGAACCTCGTATCGTGGGGGATTTAGGACACCAGTTTCGCGCCACAGGTCGAGTTGTTGCTGCGCGTAGGCTATCGCGTCGGCTTGGGTTTTCGCCCACTGGACTAACTGAGGTTTGGAGCCGCTCGAAAGCGCGGTTTGCATGACGTAGTATTTCATTGGATGCGCGGGGAATGGGTTAAATTTGACAATTTGGGCAGCGCGAGAGCAAAGATCTTTTTTCGACTTTCTTGCCGCATCGAACGCACGAACGCGCATTCGAACGGGAGTTTTGGGATGGCTGGCGGATTGGCCCGGAACGCTGCATTTTGGCGATAGCGTCCCAAGATAGGCCTACAGCGCCGTAGCTTTGGCGTTCCGAAAGATAGGATTTCATCTCTTCAAGTGTCATAAGTGCGCGGGGATAAATCAGAATTGCTGAATGACCAGTCCGCCTTCGAATTCGATTACCTGAGTCCGGTTTTGAAGCCATTCAAGCGCGGACTCTTCCTTTGAATCGATGCCTTCCTGAAATCCGAAGTCCTTAGCGGCAGCAAGCGCGGAAGGATATTCCGCCCACTCGCAGCAGACAGCGATAGGATCGAGTTCGATATCGGTGTCCGTCCATTGTTCGATATTTTCAAAATGCTCGAACAAGGCGCGACGGGCGGGGACGCTGAATTGAGTTTCGCGGCCACAAGCGCGGAATGAGTCAACGAATTGATATTCTGAGACTATGGTTTTCATGGATTTATTAAGATCGGGAATCGTGATTGATTCGCCGCCGGAGGCTACCGTTTCCGATAGACTCTCGCGGGGAATCAAAGGCGGATGATGCCTGAAAAGATCATTGCCTTGCGCCAATACTTCATTAGGCGCGGAGAGTTTTCATGGCCGAAGTGAAGCGACTCCGTCCGCTCGCTTGCGTCGCGATAGTCCGTTTCAGGATAGGACGAAAGCCACTCGAAAGCTTTGCCACGCGCAGGATAACATGAAGGATTCGGATGGGATTTCATTAAGGAAACCAGTTCGCGGAACGTGACGGATTCGGATTCGGTGATGAAACCGGATTCGGCGGATTCGCCATCTTCGGCGGATTCAGGCGTGACTACGTCAAAAGTACGGGAAATTAGGATCATGGGATGGGATGGGACGGGGTTTATTCGGTGACAAGCGACTCTTCGGATTCAAAGGCCGATTGAATCTCAAAATGGACACATTCCAATTCAAAGGAAACCTGAGCGATAGCTTCGGTGACTGGCGCGGGGAATAAATCCGCATTTTCTCCGTCCATTCCCTTGTAACGAAAGGATTCGGCGGCGGCTGACATAAAGGAGAGGAGAGTCTCGAAAGCGGATTCAATCGAATCGCAAAACGGGGAAAGCCTAAGCCCGGTGACTTCATGCTCACCGAAAGGACCGTCCAGAATGAAGCCGGAAGGGGAAAGCGATACGGTGATTTGTTCACTTCCTTTGCCGATTGAAACGGCGGGAAGCAAGCGCGATGAGATTAGGAACGGGGACGATAGTGTCATGGGATTGAGTTTGATTCGGTGACTAATTCACCGCCACAAGCCACTCTTTCGAATGGATTGGCGCGGGGAATCAGGCGAGGTTGAATAACTTTCGGAAGTCTGAGTAGTCATGGCAAAGATCCGTTTCGAACCGATAAACACCGATATCTTCATGGCCGTCGTCGCGCCTTACGGTGACGAATTGCCACTTTTCACCTGACAGAATGAACGGATCTTCGAAGGAACGAGGGCGGAGGTATTCTAGGACTTTCATGGGATTCTTGATTTGGATTTGGTTCGAACGCTGAATTCTGGCCGCCGTTTCCAACGGCCAGTGGTTCAGGATTCAAGCTTCAACGGATTCAAGTCGCTTGCTTGCTTGCCATGCCTTCCTAAGTGATTCGATTTCACCTAAAGTGTCTAAATCGCAGTCGATTCCCTCATCCTGAAGTGACGAGCAAATGCCGTCCGTATCGTCGCCCAACATGGAAACGAGAACAAAGTACTTGTCGCGATTGCTTAGGCTGAATTCAGCCTGAACGGCACGACGATAAGCTAAATACTCTGGGGAGAGTCTCGCTTGCTTCTCCTTTACTTTCGCCCAATAGGTTTCAACTGAAATGCCGACTTTCAGACGAAGTACTTTCCATCCTTCACCGCCATTGCTAAGGACAGTTCCATTGCTGCGGAGACTGAGGGAATACTTTAGACAGTGAATGCGTTCGATTTCAGTGCCTTGCTTGCTTAGTGTTGCCATAGTTTTATTTAGTGGGTTGAGGTTCAGAACTGGGAACGGAAGAAAACGAAGAAAAATGCGTAGCCTGCGACGGCGTAGGCCGCGACTTGGAAGAGGAGAGAGAGGAGTTTTCGTTTCATGGGTTCAGACTAGAGGAGAGAGGAGAGAGAGTCAAAGAAAAAATAAATTTATTTTGAGAGAGGGTGGAAAGGTGCGGATTCATTGGGGAAAATGGGGGAAAAATTTTTGAGAGGGGAACCACTGGCGAAAGGGAAAACGAGGGAAAACTCGCCTTGCGGAAGGCTACCCAGGCTTGCAAGGTACTTGGCATGAAAGGGAAGGCATGGGAAAAGGCGAAAGCTCTTTATTTGGCTGGCAAGTCATGGAAGGCGATTTCAGACGAAACGGGAATAGTTCAGTCAACTCTGCAATCCAAAGCTTCAAGGGATGATTGGACGAAGTTTCGAAAGGGGATGAGAGACACAATCTCTTCTAATGAAATCCAATCCCTAGAAAGCCTATCGGTTCTAGTCCGCAATCGTCTCGCGGCGGACGCAGCGTCAACGTTGGAACGAATCGATTCGTATGACCTCGACGGCATCAAGGATGAATCGGTTCGCGAGACGATACTAGGCTCAGTCGCCAAGCGGAGCGCACTTGTATTCGGCTGGAGTGAAGGCGGCGAGTCAGCGTCAGTGTCCATTAACTTGCTTGGCTCCATGCCGGATCGGTTCAGTGAAGTCGTCGTCACGAACAGCCCCGTTTGAAGTGAAGATAACACTCATTGTACAACGGTTGGTAACTTATAGTCAGGATAAGTAAACCTAATGGGACAAAAGGATTGTTTTCTGTGGACTTGGCACACTTTGTGGGGCAAAGTGAGGCACCCCCTTTGGGGGACGGCTTCGTTTACGATACCCCCCTCAAAAATTTTCCGCCTTTTTGACCATGTTAAGTAAAATTAAAATCGGTCAAACTATTTCTCTCAATCAAGCTGAGAGGAAGTTGGCCCACTTCGTAGCCAAGAATCGCAACGGCAATAATCGTCGTTTCAACATTACGAACTTGAAGGTTAGCGCGGATGACCCTGCGACTGTGGATCTTGAGGGTGTATGCGGAGAGATTGCTTTCTGTAAGCTATTCAACGTCTATCCCGACATCGATACGGATCGTGAGCCTCCGCATCCGCTCTACGACGCAGTTATCCCTCCGCCGCCGGGTATTCGCATCGATGTGAAGACGACGAAGTATGATGGCGGCAAGCTGCTGGTCGATGCGCGCAAGGGCGTCAAAACGCTGGGCGTGGATTACT